ACTTGATTCTGCAAGAAACTACCATCTTGATTGAGTTCCTCTTTTGATGGTGCCACTTTTCCTTCGAACTTAGCTTTTTCCTGAGGATTCGAAAGAAAATTAGTAGTATTGGCAACAGCCATCTTAATATTTGACTTAGAGGCAAGCCAATTCAATGCCATACTTACAGCATCTACAATGTCATCATTTGGCGTCTTGGGGAATAGGGTGAGTTCATCAATGGCTAATTCAACCCAACTACAACCTGGTAGTGATGGATGTGGGAATTTAACATTATTGGCTTCAAAATCAATCGCACAGGCAGATAGTCTTGCTTCCTTATCGCCCGCACCTATTTCGCGAGGATCAATGAGTAGGATGCCTGGTACTTCTCTTCGAAGTACTCGCTGAACCGCTTCGCCATTAGCTTTCTTTTCGATTAGCATTGCGCGAATTTGTGGATATTTTGCATACATTTCGCGAATAGCATCACGTTGTTGGATTATGTCATATCGACCACGCCACATGTCTAAAATATACTTATCTGAACCTTTTTTGCCCACCACAATACCCACGTTCCACGAATCACCTGTGTTGGAAAACGTTAAGTCCCAAGAGCCAATGATTAGGTCAAATTGATTGAGACTAAAGCGGTTGAATTGGTCTTGGTTGTTGTAGTGGTTTTTGACAATCCAATCGCGCTTAATAATGCCACCCTCTAGAGGTACGGGGTTTTGCTGTAGTTGTGCTGCTGAACCATAAACTCCTAATGCTTTTTTCAGCATTTTTAAGTCTTTTTGTGTGTTTTTGGCTGGCCATAAAATTTCACCCTCTTTTGTTCTAGGGTCAGTCCAACCTAGCGAGGAGAAAAATTTACGCTCAGGTTCAAACTCATAGGGTAAACAAATATTTTCCCAAACACCAGGATTATGTTGAAGTTCCCAACCAATTGGATCATTTACAGCTAATCTTTGGTGTAATAAAATTCGCCTACCATTCTTATTGCGCCGAGTGACCATTAGATTATTCCACCAATCCAATACATTTTCAAGTTCTACTTTAGATGTAACATCAGAAGGTCGAACCGGATCATCACATGAAAATATACTGTAACCTTCGCCAATAACAGTAGATCTTACTGATGTTGAAATACGATAACCACCCAACGTATTCTCATAACGTGATTTTTGGTTAACATCGTCTTGAAGCTCGAAAGGAGGTTTAAAACCTTGAAACCAGTTTGAAGTTAATAAACGTCTACTACGAACCGCATCTCTAATTGCTAATCTGTCTACAGCAGCAGCAGTAATAAATTTTTCAGCCGGATTTTGAAGCCAACTCCATACCGGAAAAACTACTGAAACTAGTGAGGATTTACAATGACGTGGTGGAATTTGAATTATAAGGTTTTCAATTTCGCCAGTTTGCACAGCTTGTAGGTGTTCGCAGAGACAAGAAATATGCCAATTTGGAATATACTCAACACTTTCAAACTGTGACCAGGCTTGGACAAAAAAAGCTTCTAGGTTATGTCGCGCATCTTCCCTAAGTTCTTGTTCTAACTCAGTTTCAAGAGCGGCTTCTAAAATCTCTTGCTCACTTAGAAAGGCCGCGAGGTCTGTTTGTTTGCGGATTAGATCTTCTTGTAGTTTTTTTAACTCTTCTTTAGTTTTCTTTTTGTTGCTTGACATCTTTAAGCTTTTCCTTCCAATTAAGACTTTGTACTTTAAATTTATAACCAGAGGCTTCAATTAAATCTCGATAATGAATAGCCTCTTCTTTTGTCTTAAAAGACTTTCTTGGAAAATCAGGATTGTTTTTAATACAAGACCTCAATGTACCAAAATTTTTCTGATAAGTTATTCCACGATCTTTATAATATTCTAGATATAAAGTGTGACAATCTAAATCTTTTGTCCAGCCACCAGAATGTAAATACTTATCTTTAAATAATTCAGCTAAATGACTTTCATTAAGATTATTATCTCTTGCAAATTTCTTTAAATTTTTACCTTCAATTAACTCACCTTGAGGTGAAACAATACTAAAGGGTTGACTCTGCGCTTCTGCATTTTTATTTTTTGTTTCCTCACTTTGCTTAATTCCCCTAGTACTTCCAGCCGTAGGACTCATGTTGTAATGAGGGCATAATAGATTTAAGTAAATCTGTTCAAACTGAATACAATCTTCAGGTGGACAAAAGTGTAAGATACGGAACTCAAAATTCTCCTCACCATACTTATTCCAAGCATTTTGTAAGTATCTTGAGTGATGCTTGCTTTGTCGTAGTTTTTGTAAGTGTTCTTTCCAGCGACTATAAAAACCATTTCTTGATTTATACTGATTTACTCTTGCAGCACTACCCACATAAAACTTATCATTAACTTTATTGACAATGGCATAGACACCAGTTTTGCCGAGGTCGTCGATGTAAGTAAATTTAAGTTCTTGCATTAGTGAACTAACTATATATTATAACTTTAAACTAGGTAAATTTTCGAATAGAAATTTATAGGGGTCTTGTTTTTTACTATTTTTATTAGCCTGTTGCCAAATTTTTTGATACTTTGGCAGATAGTCATCAGTAAACCAGTAAGTATCATCTAGTAATGGCTTTAAATTTGTGTCTTTATCAAAACTAAAAAAGAAAGTATCTCTAAGACCCCTATTACCAAAGTCAAACTTGTCGTCTAATCCACTTTGAACATATAAAAAACTATTTCCATTTTTATCTTTAAAAGGTACAAAAAGAATATTACCTTTGTCTTTGTCTAGTATCTTAAACTCTAAATTTACTCCTTTTTTTGCATAGAAGTCAACAACTCTTTTAGGGTTTTGTCTTAATAAAGACGTATCCGCAAATATAGTACTAAAATCTGATTTGCTTTTACGTACTGAATTACTAATTTCTTGAGATAAAAAATCTTGATTAGTTAAATAACCAAACTCTCTATCTGTAAAAGCCGAGGTTAAATAGGTATTAGTCTTGTCTATTGTTTGACCTTTAACACTTTTACTTCCGCTACTAGTTATAGTAGTTGAGATTTTTGAATCTTTAGCTAACTTCTTATTCTTAGCTTTTTTAATTAGTTTTGCCGCAGCAATACCACCAACACCTAATGCCGCCGTTGTGCCAAGACCTACTAATAGCCTATTTCTAGTTTTATTTTTATTTTCCTCTCGATTTACCTTTTGCCTACGTCTAAATGCCTTTACACGTTTGCCATTTCGAAGGAAAGATTTAATGCCTATTTTCTTTTCGATTTTAGATTTATTGTTGCTAGCCATTGGTTTTATAGTTTGATCACAATCTCTTTGTTGTTAGGTAAATAGGTGCAATAGAACTCAGTCATACCAAAACCAAAAGGTGACCATCTCCATGCAAATCTAGGTGGTACGGAAATTCGGTAGTCGGGGTTCATGCTGGGAATACCATTGGGACTAAACTTAATGATATCAGGATAACCTTGCTCAATTAGTTTTTGATTGATGGCTTGCAAGCTAGATAGTGGTTGGGATAGTAGGTTAAATGCAAACATGTTGAATAATGAATGATGAATACGAATTGGTAATTTAATTATATTTTAAACTCTAGACCTATTACACAAGTACAAGTCTTTTTTAAATCTTTAACTCTTACATTTTTTACAGTCACATCCTCTAGGTTATATTTCTGATTAAAATATTTAGCTACTTTTGTGGCTGAAATAAAATTGGTTGATTTTTGACTTAAACCTTTTAAATTATGTGCCTTAATAAAATCTTTAAAATCCTTTACAGGTATTACACTATTTGGGTTGTATTGAAAGTAATCTTCTAAATTTTGTGTTTTCTTTTCCTTATTTTTAGTCTGGAGTTCTGCAACTCTATTATCACAAGAAAACTCATAGTCTACTTCAGGTATTATCAGATCCGCAAGATAATCATCTGAATCTATGTATTTAATATTGGTTAAACTTACTCCTTCAGAAAATAGCTTTCTAATAAGACTTTCTTCTTCCATAAGTGCATCTTTTTCACTTAATTGACACTTATATATTGATGGTTTAAAACCTTTTTCTTCAAAAACTATAGACCACCAATCTTTATTTCTACCATTAGTACTTCTACACCTACCATTACATCCTTTACCTATATAGAAGATTGAATTATCAGATAGCTTGCGATGAACATAAACATAGTAGTTATTAGTCATTATTTATTTAACTCCTAAAATTACATATCCTCTAGACTGCTTACCCTCTTTTTTAATTTTTACTTCTTTAGCACTATAAAACTGTAATATTGAATTTGCTGTTTTTTTATGAGGTTGTAAATCTACGGGAAGATTTAGTACTTTTATTTTTAACTCTTCTACTGTGTATTTTTTACCAATTTCTAGATTTAGAAGTTTTCTTATTACATTTGGATCTTTAATAGCTTTAAGTTTTAACAATTCTGTTTCTATCTTCTTTTTCGAATAACGAGTTCGTGTAAAAATTTCCTCTCCAAATTTCTCATAGGCGTTTTTGATTACTGGGCAGCCTATTTCAATAGCGGTTAGAGTGTTAATTACTTCTTTTTTCTTTACTTTTATTTTCTTTAATTTCAAGTACTCTTTGCACAATTCACTAAAGTTTGGTACTTTACCTACCCTAAGCTTTGACAAACCACTTAAAGCTTCTAACTCGACGACATTATCAGAGTATTTGTAAGGTGTTTTGTTGACAAGTTCAACCCCTTGTAATCTGACCGAGTAACTAGTATTGACCACTTCATAATTGTGCATTTCGTTATGCCAAGCCCAGTGTGCAACTTCTACTGTGTCGTCTTCACTGTAAATATAAGGGTCTGTTATTGCAAAGTACTTGATTGATTGTATAAGCTTATCTTCGGCATCTCTTTCTTGTACAAAGTTTTCATAATCTTCTACAAGTTTTTTACTTGCGTCTAACTCTTTTTTGACATAGCTCTCATATTCTTCAGGGCTTACGTATTTGTAGTAGGGTGAGTCGTAGTAGAACAGATTTACATTGTTTTTGTATTTAGAATTTCTTATTCGACCTACGATTTGGGGAATGGTGGTTAGGATGTCATATTTAGTGTGGGTGCGAAAACCGTCACTAATGATATAAGTTATACCATCTTCACAGTAAATGTCTGAACCTTCAAAAGCTGTTGACGTACAAAAATTAAGTTTGCGAGATTGACTATTTGCACGACTAATATTCCATTTTGGCCCTAGCTTTTTCTTGATCTCTAATTGATTCTCTTCAGTATCCGCGCAAATGATGTTTACGTCTAACTCTTTACCAAGGTCTTTTAGTTTCTTTACTAAGTCAGTAATTTTCCGAACTGAGTTCATAAAGAAATAAGGTGTACCACTAAGTTCACCTTCTAAGTACTTTATAGCGGTTAGGATTGTGTAATCATAGAGTTCAGTTGGTGAATTTGCCTTAGTTTTTACTAAATTGACAGGTACAATGTCACCCCAATCAATTTCTACTTTTGGCAACTTAATTAGTTCAGGTAATTGGTATTTGTCTTGAACAGGTGTTGCTGTCATAAAGACGTAAGACTGAAATTTTGCATAGTTCTGCATTACTGTTCTGACAGCCTTATAGCGAAAACTTGCACTATCTAGTAATTTATGAGCCTCATCAATCAGAAGTTTGTAGTCAAGAGGATTAATGTACTCAAGTAATTTACCCAAGGAATCGTAAGTGACAAGTATTTTCTTTGCAGTACTTGTATTTGCCGCTAAGTATTCAGTTAATTCGCTGCTTGACACTCCACCATAGAAGCCAAAGGCGTTGTGCTGATCAAGCTTGTTTTGAATCAAACTTATGAAAGGTACACAAATTACGTAGTTTTTATCATTTGCTAACGCTACTGTAGTACCTCCACAACCTGTTAGGACTTTGTTGAAGAAACAGTTATCCGGCAGGTCGTTTAGAAATTCCCCGATATAGTTATGAGGTGTCGCGGTAATAGTCGTTATACTTGGAGTTGAAGTCATAGTTTTTATTCTTTGCTTTCTATTATTATACAACACAGAGGACAAAAGCTTACACAAATCCTATATAGAAAAATTATCCTTGCAGATTTTATGTCCCCCCTCCAAATCTGTTATGGGGCAAAAAAATAATAAACTAAAAAAATACCCCTCTTAAGAGCAGAGTACATATGTACCCCAGATGCAATGGGAGCATTAGTGTTTTTGGCGTATTTACAGAAAATGTTATTTCTATACCCTATATACAAACATGACAAAATAGAATAACTATAAGACTTATTAAAATATCATGTTAAACGCAATAAATTCAGACTTAAAACAGCTAGTGGACAAGATTGACTATATCTTCTATGTGAAGACTAAAGATGAGAATAATAGGGTTATTTGGGCCAATGAGTTTACATTGAATTTGGTGGGTGTTAGTAATGTCGATGATCTCAATGCGAAATTAAAATTAACCAATTTCAATTTTGCCTATGCTTTTCTTTTCGAAAATGACATTGGCATCACTGAGGCCGTTAGTCGTCTCTACTATTATGAGAAAAATGGCAATGACAATAAGTTAGTCAAACAAAGAACCTTTTTTTTGACAAAGATTCTCGATGCTAATAACAATACGCTGATTTGCTTTGGCAATGAGATTACTGATTCGCTAACTAGCATTAACCGCGTAGACTTTTTCAAAGAGTTGCTTAATTCGACCAATGACGCCTTGCTATTAACAGAAACAATTCATCCCTTCCGCATTTTGTTTGCCAATAAGGGTTTTTTAAAGTTGTCTGGTTATAAAAGTTTAGATGAGGTATTGGGCAAATCCCCCACGGAATTAGTGGGCAAGTCGTCGAAGGATAGTGTCATTAGGTCTGTTTTTAATGATTCACTAAAGAAGAACAATTCTGCCTTTGCCGTCTTTGAAAACTATAAACGTAATGATCCTAAATATCCCTATAAAAATGCCGTCAAGGTTATTCCTCTTTTCAACCAAAATAATGAGCTGCAATATTTTTTGAGCATTCAAGAGGATGTGACGGAGAAAGAAAAACTTAAATTGCAGACACAATTGCAGCAGAATAAGTTAAAAGCTATTTTTAATGCTACGGAAGGTTTTCTTTGGCTCTTAAATAATAAGGGTCAAATTTTGGAGTTAAATAAGACGGCACGTATACAAGCTAGGGGTGAGGTTGAGCTAAATTCTAGCAAGAGTTTTGCCGATTATCGTTGGTGGCAGACGAATGAAGATGTAAGGCAGAAAATTGACGATGCCCTAACTAGTGTGATTCGAAAAAGAAAAGATACGCGATTGAAAGTTGAATTGCTAATGTCAAATGATGAAGTTAAATTGGTTGACATTGCCTTTCGCGCCATTCGCGATAATGATGGTCAGCTAGTTTTTATTGTTGTAGAAGCCTATGATATTACTGAAATTGAGCATCAGCGACAACGAGCTTTGGCGTATCTGACCGATGATCAAATTGATCATTATGTTAAGGGTGATATGGAATCTACGCGTGAAGATTTAATTCGCCTTACTAAGACGGAAACCGTGCTAAATCAGCAAGTTATTCCACAATTAAATCAGTTGACACAGGTGGTGCTAGATCCCAAGGAGGGATTGGCCGTATTGGCAGGTCAGAATGCGCGATCTTTGTCCGCTATACGCGATGATATGGAAGTTCTTAAACAGATGCGCGAATTTGCCGATTTGGGAATGCAATTAATTGGCTGGGCAAAAAAGCCGTTTTTTAAGTGGCTTGTATTGGCCTTAGCCGCCTCAATGGGTTTTAGCTCGGTTAAATTTCTGTCTACATCAATTAGTGATTTTGTTGACTATCAGATGCAGCAACATCCTTAATTTGCACTTTCATTTAATTGATCTTTAATTTCATCCATTTCGGCGCGAAGTTTGTCAATGTTAGTTTGATAGGCTTCGCGTTTTTTAATGAGATCTTCTACTTTATTTGCACTGCCATTTCCCTTGTTTTCGCCAAAGATTTCTTCGGCCACCGATTTTTGCGTTTGTTGTGCGTTGAAAATGGGTTCGCCCACAGTGCGACGTACCAAAGCTTGTGCCTTGTCGAGTAGATCTACCATACCTTTAAGGTCTGTGACTTTGATTTGTGGTGTGGTTTCGTTATCTGGGTCATATCCCGCAGAGTGGAAGTTGCCGTCGTGACCAATTTCCAGAAAATCAAATTGCTCAAAATAGGCTTCGGCCAATCCATAAAGTTTATCCAGAATGATTAGTGTACGGGCGTCAAAAGCGGCTGACTCAGATACGAAAGCGTGAAAGGTGTTGACGCTGTTCTTTTCGCGTATCTTCGCTTGGAATGCTTCGCGGCGTAACGTCCAATTCTCTTTCGATGAACGACCTTTAACGGTGTTGGCACTTACGCCGTATTTATCGGCCAATTCGTCAAGGGTGGGATATTTGTGAATCTTGCGTCCTGTTTCGGGGTCGGAAATGACGTAGCCGATGACGTATTCCTTCATCACTTCTTCCCAGTCCACTTTTAAACGTGTGGATACATTGGGACGTTCTTTTTTGTGTCTGGTAATTACGCCTAGATCTTGTTTGTTAAATTCGTTGATTACGGTCTTAAGAGATTCAGAGTCCATTTGATTTGGCAATTTTGTATGTAATGTTGTTAGTTTAGTTGTTTTTTGGTGTGCAATTTATTTTGTAGGTAATGTACAGGGTGAAATTGGTTTCTCTTATAAGAGGTTGTTTAGGAGTTGTGTAAATGTCAAATGGGTTGATGTGTGATGCGTGAGATTTTGTAGTGAGATGTTATGTATTGTGATGCCCCACCCCCCAATCCCTCTACCCTTCCTTATAAATCAAGGCTTTTGACTTCCCTATTCAATCTGGTATTCTGTTTGTGTCGAGATCAACGTGTGAAGCACCTAAACCACTTTTAACCGCTCACTATCTGGCTTGCAGCCGGGGAGACCCGCTCGCCTATGCTTATATTGTGCCCTCCCGCAGGGGATCGCTAGGGGATCTAAGATTTACAGATCCATAGTGTGCGATCTTGTAAGGATAGGGGTATGCCTAAAACTTAGGGGTAATCCTAGGGGCTGGGGTTAAATATGGCATAGTAGCCAGAAAAAACAATCGACAATCGACAAGCCACAATCATTCTTAGGAGTCTAAAATGTCTAATTCTACCGAGATCACAATTCTGCAAGCTGTATCATTTAAGACTGGCAAGGTTAAAAGTCTGCCTGTCAATTATGAAGCCTGGTTAGTTGGCGGTGGGTCTCCCCTGGTCATGATGCCTATTCTTAAGGCAGGCGGGTTGGCATTTA